TTTTAAGCATTATGAATTGTCTTCCTTCGGCATTGTAAATGTTGTTACAGTACCATCTGTTTCAGTAACAGTTACCACAACATTACCTGTTTGACCTGGAGTTGTCCAAGTAACTATTTCACCACCAACTGGTGATGTAAATGTACCTGAATCTTGTTGTAGACCATCTGTGCCAAACACATTGTCTGTGATTTGCTTTGCTAATGCTGTATAGAATCGTGCTTCAATATTTGCTTTAAACTTCGCAACCGCTGTATTCTTAGCATCTGATATTACTTTATCTGCATCCGCTTTTCTTTTAGCATCTATCGCTGCTTGTCTGGTGTGTTCAATATTCTCAATAGTCAGATAGTGAGAGGATTGCCCTACTCCACTAAATGAGGGACTTGAAAATTTAAATGTTAGTTCACCAGCATTACTTCTTACGGATCCGAAGATAAAAAATAGCAAAACTCCTAAAATTATTAAAGTATGTTTCAACATAATATTCCCCGAATTATACTAATATTTATAAGAATATTGGTTAGACCATAAAAAAGGGACACTAAAAAGTGCCCCTATCTTATTATAAAGTATTTAAAATTGGTTACTTTAGACTATTTTTTCCAAAGTGCCCAAAGAATTCCTAGTGTAATAAGTCCGATGAGTCCTTGTGACCCAAGTTCCCCTACAATTGAACTAATGTTTCCAATTACGCCCAATGATAAGAAAGGGACTGCTCCACCGAAAACAACTTCCAGTACAATTGATAGTGTAATTAGAGAAACAGCAATTCCTTGCACATTACCTATTACATCTGATATTGACTTCCACATATTCATACTCCTTTGTTTTAATTTAATTTGATATCTCAAATCTTCACATAATCAATTTAACAATTATATTTATATAAAAAGGGGGTTGAAAATGATATCCAACCCCCATATAAAGAAACAGATGGAGAGATTATTCGTCCTCTTCCGCTAATTTACTGAAATAATCAAGTGTTTCATCACTATCCTTATCAGTAGTAGTTGTAGAGGATGTATCTACTGTTTCATTTACAACTGGACTATTGTTAGATTTTGCAGGTGGGATTGCAACATCTTCAGCAGTTCCAGTACTCCTAACACCACTCAAAACTTTATCAAGTTTTGCTTTAAGCTCATCATATGATTTAAAGTTATCAGGTGCAAGGAAAGGTTTTAATGGATATTGTTTATTCCATATTTCTTCTATTGCTTCATCATTAGGTCTGATAGCTGTCTTACTATCAAATTCTGATTTGTCATAATTCCAGAATCCATCAACTTTTCTGATTTTTAATTTGAAGTTTGCCCCCTCCCAAAAATCAAATGGATTGATTGGTGACTCATCTTCAAATTCAGGTTTCATCGCTTCTGTAATCTTATCAAATATCTTCTTACCAAATTTGAATAGTTTTACTTGACCTTCGTTTTCAGGGTGTTTTGAATCATTAATAATCAGAATATTAGAAAAATAAGAGAGTTTTCTTTTTCTCTTTCTTGCAATTTCTTTATCTGCCTCAACGCCAGAGTTCCAAAGTAAAGTGTTTGCTTCACTAACTGGATCTTTCTTGTTAAGTGTTGTTAAACTGTTTTCTATAAACCAACCGCCAGGTCCTTGAAATGCGTGGGACCATAATCTTGCCCAAGGCAAATCTTCATCTTTAACTGCTGGTAAAAATCGAAAAACTGCATACCCATTACCAGATTTATCTAACTCTGGTTTCCAGAATCTATCATCTGTAAAGGATTGTTTTTCTCTTGGTGGTGCTACTTTTGAGAGTTCTTGAACAAGAACATCTAGGTTTGATTTTGAGCGTTTTAACGCTGCTATACTCGTATTCATATTTTTATATCTCCGTATGATTGTATTTGTATTTTTCCTTATCCACAATGTGCATAATATATTAAGTATTTATAAGTAATGCAGAATAGGTGGGACTATGATTTACCCACAAACTAGAGACCTAGATACCATTATCTATAACCCCAGCAACCTACCTCTACCTGTCGGTAATGTGACTCTTTGTGTTTTCCACAACTAGCCTCGGCACAACCCGTAGATAGTCAAGTTCGACCCTCTGGTAAAAGCCTCTTCCTTGCACTATAAACAAAAAGTTATAAGTTTTTTGTTGCATTGTATCTATTATAACAAAATAAGGTGTTAAAGTCAAGCATTATTCCTGTTTAAATGAAAAAGATAATTGTTCGGTAAATTCATCTTCCGATTCATCAGCAACACCATAATCAACATCATCATATGGATTCGGACCTTTTAATTTTTCAATTTTTTGTTCCAATTCTTTTATCTTCTTATCTTTTACTACCAATAAGTGTTTTAATTCTCTTATCTCTAAATTGGCATCCATTACAGTATGTTCTGCTGTCCATCTTCCTGCTTCATCACTCATACTACATCTCCTTTAGTTTCTTCTTTAGTACCATCTTTAATTTAGTAGTATTGTAAGTTAAAAATGGTTTATACCGAATCATTCTATCATAGAGTTTCGGCCACAAGACCTTTTCTTGTATCTTCTTATTTAAATGTTTTGAAAATTGTAATATCTCATCCAATATCATAAATGTTTCCAAATTGATTTTCTTTGCTAGAAAATATTTGAGTATTGGTGGATGTTGTCCCTTTACCGAAGTAAATATATCATCAAAATGTAATTTCTTTGTTGTCATTTGTTCTATAATATAATCCACATCCTCTGCATAATAATATGCTAAAGATTCTACTTTCTTTTGCCATCTTTTGTAAGTATCATCACCAGTTCTGCCAATGATGTCACCAATCCATATATTAGTACTAGCAACAAAATTACTAACGAAGTAATCAACAAGGCTATCACTATTATAAGATTTAGAAAGCTTATGAAAGAAATACCTATCCCTTCTTTTAGTAAAGGTCTCCAATCTTGCAGTTGTTCTCCCACCGTACTTATGAAAGTCATAAGTCTTTCCTTTACTAGTGAAGTGGAGCTTGATTGCCAGATAGATTTTATATACTTCAAAACCATTCACTTCTAACCTTCAATAACACCCAATATCCATAGGGTGCCTAAAATAATATAAAATGCTGTTACTGGTTCCATAATCTTTTCCTTTCTTAAATTGGTAACTTTGCTGTTTTGTCTTTCAACATATTTAATGATTGTGCCTCGTAAGCAATCTTTTCTTTTAAATGTTTATTGATAAGGGGTTTAACACTACTCGGATCAATATTATTTTCTTCACAATATAATACAACCGCCTCCATATAACTCATTTTTTTATCTCTTACATAATCTTCTATCAATAATGCAAACTTACTTGGTGTTATTATCATTACTGCTATTATACACGGTTTTAACTCTTTTGTCAAGATACTTTTCATAAAAATCCTGACACTTTTGATAACCTGCAATATGTCCAAACCAATAAGCACAATATCCAATTGCCCCTATTGCTAATAATACAAAAAAATATTCAATCATAATAACTCTCCTTTGTTTTGGGAAGCGGGCAGAGTTTCAGGTCTGCCCTTCCTGAACTTAACTTCCCTGGTATAGTCTATCGGACTTGAACCGATACATCTTACGATATTAGATTTTAAATCTAACCTGTCTACCAATTCCAGCAAGACTACTCTTACTCCCTTTCGGGAAACTTATGCCAGTTTCTGTTGCAAGGTACTGGCAAACCCCTAACAGCCTAGGCTGCTAAAGCATACTCCGTAAAGTTTGCATTTATGTTTTTGGTCATTCAAGGGAACCACCCCTATTCTCTCCAACACGGTTTCTGATATGAATCGATCCTAATTCCACCCCTCAAAAGACTAGTAGTACTTTAAATGGTGGAGTGGTCGGGAATTGCACCCGAGTCTTCCCTATCTACTCCCATTATCTTCAACAAGAATATCGTTAATAAGTTCGTGATGTAGAATTTAAAAATCCCACGATTTTATTTAATTTAAAACCATGCGACCACACACCACGACTTATTATTTGTTTGTGCCAACTATTATAAGATATGTCTTTAACATTATTCATATGAAATAAAGCAAGACAATCAGCTTTGATTTGTTTACCTGCTTTATCTTCAAGAATATACACTTTTGCATACCCATTTTTATCTAGTTGTCTATTTCGTTTGTATTTCATAATTTAACTCATTATGTGTCGACCCTAACTAATTGCATAGTAAAATTTCAAAAACACCAAATGGAGATTTGAAATGGAGGGTCGACCATTTAATTACCATATTTTTATAAGTTCGATAAAAAAACTCCATTGTAGTAATTACTATTTTCTTTAGGTGTATACCAATCAAGTTCTCTACCATATGCTAATACACAAGTTTCACCTGTATTCAGCATTGTCATCAGCACGGACATATCATATTGATGGTCGGTGTGTACAAACACAGTAACCATTGCAACTGTTTCACCTGTTGCGGTAATTATTTTACCCACAACTAGTGGTTCGTTTTTAAATTGTGTTGTTACTGCATTAAGCATCATTTCTGTTGGACCACAATATACAGGTACAGGCTTTTTAATCACGCCTTGCTGTCCAAATAGGTCTCCTTTAGGTGTTGTTTCGTGTTCTGCTTTCGCTATGTTGAATATTCCTAAGCAACAATAAACAAAAATAACAACACCGAAAATTTTAATATATTTTCTCATTGTGTTTCTCCTAATTATTTCATTTATTATTGAATACTTGGTAAAATTCATCTATTGCTGGTTGTAGTAAAGGTAGATAACTTGATTTGTCTTTTTTAAATATTTGTATGGCACCATCTTCTGTTACTATTAAAATAACAACTTGATTTATAGGTGTGCCAAACCTTTCTTCGTACATTTCGCAGTAAGCAGATCCTTGTATAAAATAATTTTCACCCCATTCTTCCTTCTTCTCTTGGCGAGAAGTTTTAAAATCTATTACGGAAAGAACACCATCATATTCAGCAACGCAATCAACACGACCTGCTATCTTCCACTTATTACTGTATAAACTTCCTTCTTGTATTCGTATACTATTTATATTATCCAATGATGGTTTTAGTAAAGTAAACAACGCTAATGGTAAAACATCCTGCTTGGAAAGTTCCTCATTGTTTAAATAATTTTCTACCAAAGTATGGACAGCAGTTCCTCTTTTTGCTGCTGTTCGCATAATGTTATTTGCGACATCATTACCAACGGACTGACGCCACCTAACTAAACCTTCTTTATTTCGTTCGGATAAAACTGTTGTAATGGATGGATACTTTTCTCCATCAACGACATAAAATCGCTTACCTTTAATTGTTTCTGTAGTTATGATTGGAAGTTGTTTTGATTCAGGAGTATGAGTAAATGATTTCATACCATATTTCTCCTGCATAAATGCATTTAATTTATTCATAATATAATTATAACAGATTACTTAATAATAGTCAAGCCTTTTCCGTATCTAGTTTTACCATTCTCTTTATATGCTGTTAAGCATTGTTTCCGGTTTGTACCATCCGCTTTGTGCGAACAATGGACCCATCCACTATCTTCATCGCCTTCAACATAAAATTCACTAATGAGTTGGTCAAATTCCAAATACTTTGATATCCATATTGCTAAATCAAAGTTATCAATACCTGTAATTTCAAAGTCTGCTGCTTCTCCCTTGGCGTGTTGTGATTTTACACTTGAACCAATTGATACACACAGTTCTGGACTTCTATAACCACTCGTTACCCTTACAGGTCTCTCATAATGGTTCCTAATTTTCTGTAAAATGTTTATTGATAATGCTTTTAGATTTTCTACTTGTTCAGTAGTAGGTTTGTTATCAATACCTTTTCTTGTTGCAGTTTGACTTTTTGTTAATTCGTTCAAACTAAAGTTTTCCGATAGTTTCATAATTTATCCTCTTGTTATCGCTACAATTTTTCTTACCTGCTCCTCTATGACTTGTGCCCTATTTGGCCAATGTATGTATGCTTCTGGTGCTTTTGCTAATTTAATCATTAATGGCAAGACTAGTTTTTCTATCTTTACAAATTTTGCTTTCATATCTTTACCAATATTATCTTTTCGTAAATCATATTCATCATCCATTTGTTTTTTAGCAATCTCTAATTCTGTTTCATTTTTAGTAGTAATAAGTTCTTTACCTTCGTTAGTAGCACGAAGTATTTTATCTAGTTTACCTTCCAGTCTATTAACAATATCACTAGAAACAACTTTGCCGACTCCTTCTGCTGCTTGTTTTACAACAGCCTCGGTTTGTTTTGAATCTGCGACTTTATCTGATGGTTTGGTTGCAACGGAAGTAAACCCCCAATCGCCACCTTCTTCAAAACCATCTAAAAAATCAAAGTCTGCCATTTATTTTCCTTGTTCGTCAACGGTGCACCGCTTCGTATGGAAGTTTGTGCGGATTGACCACTCAATCTTATTAATAATAACTATCTTACGATAGCGTGTTTTGGTATACTCGCTACTTCCATATAACTATTTATCTTCCTTGTGTTCTTTGTTGTCGTACTTTTCGGTGTTTCTCTAATGTGCTCTGTATCTTTACATCTTTATTTGATTTTTTACCATATTGTTTTGCAAGTTCACTCCTAGGATGTGCTTC